CCAAAGACCTTCACGGCCTCGGCCAGCCAGGCGCCCAGGACGCGGTCCAGGACGCGGGCCTCGATGTCGGCCTGCTCGACGCGGATGTTCTTGTAGTAGGTCTGGTGGTCCAGGCGACCGGAGGCGTAGTTGTAGCCCGAGCTGTTGCAGGCGGCGATGTTGTAGGGCATGTTCAGGCAGCGGGCGATCTCGTTGAGGATCTCGCGCTTGAACATGTCGTAGGTGGTTGCAGGCTGCTCGGCCTTGACCTGACTGGGTTCCCAGCCCTCGGGCGTGAACACCGCCATGTTGGGCGAGAACTCCATCTCGGTCATAGGCTCGACTTCTGCGGCTTCCCCGCCCGCTGGGGCGTTGGTCTTCATGAGCACCGCAATGTTGGCGGCGCTTTCAGCGGCGGCGATCACCGCCAGGGTGTATCTTCGCAGTTGTGCGAACAGCGGCAGGGCTGGCAAGATGTCGGGCAGGCCCCGGGACTGGCCGGGCCGGTCAGCGCGGAACCAGTGGATCATGCTGGCGACGGGAATGCGGTCGTACTGCGAGCCCGTGGCCGCCCTGTTACCGCCGGGATGTTCCTTCAGAACGTGGTATTCCTTGGGGTTGCCGTACTCGTCGAAGACGACCCCGTCCACCGCCCCGGGCTTGGTCAGCGACAGATCGGGAGTGGCGACCTGGTCAGCCTCGATCAGCCGCAGGTCCAGTTTCACCGGGCCCGAAAGCCCCTCGTTGCTGAACAGCAGCGCAAACGCCTCCCCGTCCTGTGCCCTGGCCTGCCGCATGGTGCGGAGCTTGCCCGGCAGATCCACTGCCTTGGCCCAGGCGGCGAACTCCCGCTCGATGGTCTGGTTGACCTCATCGCCGTCGGTGAGCATCTGGAGCCGCGGGCCCGTGCCGACCACGTCATTGGCCAGCGTCAGGACGATGCCTCGACCGTAGGAGTTGTTGGCGACCTCATAGCGGGCGCGATCGCGGAGTGTGCGGCGGACCTCCGGGTTGGCGGCGTCAGGGGCCAGATGATCGGCATTGGCCCAGTGCTTGCGGTTATCGGGGGTGGTCTGCGCAGCGTCGAAGCGGGCCCGCACCAGCAGCACCTGCTGGCCGGCCTGCACCTTCCTGCGCTTGGTCCAGGGCCACAGTCCCATGCCTACACCGTCCCCGGCGGCACGATCTTGACCCGCGTGAACGCCTTGGCGGGGTTGATCGCCGCCGCCCTCTTGGCGGCCAGATACTTGTCCGCGGCGATCTGATCCGGCAGGGAATGCTGCTGAGTGCTCACGCCGTCCACACTGGCCTGCCTGGGGCCCTGGGCGTTCTGCTGGATCGTGTCTTTCAGATCATCCGCCATGTCCAACGCTCCTGATCGCGGGAGTCGGAATCGAACCGACCCGGGCTGGCCGTATGCACCAGCATGCCCACCAGGGCTTGTCCCGCTGTCCGACAACCGGCCGCGCGGGCCAAAAGAAAACGGCCGCGTGAGTGTGTGGCCCCACACGGCCGTCGTATCTATGGCATCGCGCCGGGGATCGACCGGCGCGTCGCGCGTCCTGGTTGTCTGATAGTATTATCCTTCCCCCACGGGCTTCCTCAAAGCATTACATGCCCTTCGCAAGGGCCTTTTCGGGGGCTGTTATCCATATATGGAAAGAATCCGCTTCAGGGCTTGGCGACGGCCCGTTCGCACGTGGTCATCCGCTGTCCGCAGTGCCGACAGCGACGATAGCGGATGATCATCCGATTGACCTTGCGCGTGTGATCGACACTGAAGTGCCGACAACCGCACTTGCGGCATTCCAGGCCCTGCGTGCCATCCGCCGGAGACCAACTCTTCCGCGTGCTGACAGGTTCGGTCATACATCCTTCCTTCGCAGGTCTTCCTGGGTGTATCGCTTTCGCTGCCGAACCGGGGCGGCCTCGCCGGCGGGCTTGATGCCGACCATGCTGGCCGCGGCGGCGCAGCCGACCAGGCAGTCCAGCCAGTGGTTGTCCGGGCGGGTCGGCCACGGCGACCACTCGCGGACCACGCCCCCGGGGCCGATGACCTCCACCCACTTCTCCGAGCGGGCCACATGCTCGGCGATCAGTTCGTGATGGCGTCCGTCATTGCCGTCTTTGCCAAAAAGGCTGATCGAGCCCCGGTCGCCGGCGGCGGTCGCCAGGCCTTCGTGCACGAACCGCTTCCAGTAGTTCACGTCCACCAGGACGTGCTGGAACTGGCCGGTCTTTCGGACGTTGGGGATGTACCAGTAATGGCCGATGGTCTCGCCGGGCCTGCGGGCGTACTCGGCTATGGGCTTGCGGCTGGCGCGGATGCCGATGCCCTTGGCCAGCATCATGGTCGAGCCGCCCGCCTTCTGCTTTACCGAGGCGACGATGCCGGGCTTGTAGCCCATGTCCACCAGGAGACGGTCGATCCGCATTAAGCTTCCGCCCCGGCTCCAATCACGGTTCAGATACGCCGAGACGAGCTGCTCCAGCCCGGCGTGGATCGCACCATCGGTGCCCGCGCCGGCGAACATCTTTCCCAACGTCCGCGTGGTGTCGGCCAACGTGAAGGCCAAGCGCCGCTGGTCGGGGAACGTGCCGTAGTCGACGACGTAGCCGCTGAACGTCTCCTCCCAGGCGCAGACCGCGTAGAACAGCAGCTCCTTGTGGATATCGATGAACATCGTCAGCTTCGTGCAGGCCGGGGGCACCTGGCCGCGGGGGTAGCCGCTGGTCTTCTCCATCACCTGGTCAGCCGTGAGGACCTGATCGGAAGTCTGCTGGAGTGAAGGCTCATTCTGGTACTCGGCCGCGAAGGCATCGGGCCCGACCTTCTTCCGCAGGTTCATCGCGTGCTGGATCGCGCTGATCTCGCCGCCCTTGCCGTCGTAACGCGCCTCCCATGCGACCGCGGCCCCGGCGTCCATCGCCGCCTGGTTCGGGCGGTAGAACTCGGTGGCCGCCGCCTTGCCCCCGCTACGCCGAATCTCGAAGTACTCCTCCCAGAGCTTGTCGTTGGTGGGGAATGAATACACCAGACGGGTACACTCGCTGTCCCACTCCGGGTACTGCTCACGGTCCAGCACCGTGTCGGCCAAGTCGCCCTCGTACATCTTCGTGCAGGTCATCAGGGCCGAGATCTGTTCGCCGGGCCCGGCCATGCCCAGGACGTCGCCGTTGAGCAGCTCCAGGCGCTTGTGGGTCTGGTCCACCGACCGGGCTGAGTCGCGGGTCTGCGGGTCGTCCAGGAGGACCAGCGACGGGCGGATGATCGAGCCGTCCACGCGGGTGTGCTGCTGGCCGCGCATGTTGGCGTCCAGGCTGGTCGTGGTGATGATCGACCCACAGGACGGGCTGATCTCGAAGCCGTCCTGCCGCAGCGCCGCCGGCAGGTCCTCTCCCGAAAAACCCTCGATGGTCGGGAAGACCAACTTGTTCTGGCCCCAGTGGACGTGCGTCAGCCGCCCCCGGCAGTGCTGCTGGAGCTGGCGCTTGGAGGAATTCTCCAGGGCGCGCAGCGGGTGGACCGCCTCCGGGAAGTCCGCCAGCAGCAGCGGGTTCTCCAGGGCGTGCTTCTTGATGGGCAGCAGGAGTTCCTTGGCGCGGTCGTCGGCCGCGCCGATCAGGCAGACGAACGGCCGGTAGCCGTAGAGGACTGCCCACAGCGCCGCACAGCGGGCCAGCGTGGTCTTGCCCGAGCCGCGGGGCATGGCAAAGGCGAACAGCCCGCCCTCGCGGACGGCCTTCTCGATCTTGGCGATCACGCGAAGATGGTCGTCGGACCAGGTCCGGTGGAACGCGGCCGGGAAGTACGTCTCGCAGAAGACGCGGAAGGACGCCCCGCAGGCCTTGCGGCGCGGGTAGTCCTCGATCTGGGGGATCGGCGCGATGTCCTGGATGGATTTGGTGGCGGCCCGGTTCGTCTCGGCCTGGCGGCGACGGGCCTCGGCGTAGTCCACCTTCGCCGGGCGGGGCCTGTCCATCTCGCCGACCAACCAGCGGACGTACCGCACGAGGTGGACGTGCGTGCCGTCGCCGAAGCGGAATGCCCCCGCGTCCATCTGCCGGCGCAGGCGCGACCGCGTCAGCGTCTCGCCCTGCGGCGTGCTGTTGACGACCTGAAGCAGTTCGCTCTGCGTCAGCTTGGTCAGGTCAATCGCCATCGTTTTCCCCCAAAGACGCCAGCTCCTTGTTCAGCCACGCGGCGTAGTGCACCAGGTTGACGCGGCCGTCGGCGCTGGCCGGAGCGCCTGCCGCAACGTGCCGGCGGATGGTCTGTTCGGCCACGCCCAGCATCCGCGCCAGCTGCGCCGCCGTCAGCGCCGCTGGGTTCACCGCCCCAGGTCCGCCGGGGGCGGACGGGCCTTCCGCCGGGGGCGGCGGAATCATGCCGGAATCTTTGCTAGTCGCCATAAGTGTTTGCCCCTGCAAAGCATGTGACGCGAAAGAATCTGCCGGAACCCCAGGAATCAGGCTTAGCACCGGCGCGACCCCATGGCCTCATGTGCTCGTGAACATCGACAAGGAGAGCACGATGAAGACCAACGGAAAGCGGACGGGAACCGTCGCCGGAAAGCGGTACACGGACTACGGCAAGCAGGACCTGGCGCTCCTCGCCAACGCCCGGCGGTGGCTGAACGCCAATGGCATGAAGGAGCATAGCGCCTTTACGTCGGAGGAAAGCGCCCGCCGCGTGGCGTTTTACGCCGGGCAGGTCGGGGCCGAGGGCCGCATCACGCGGTGGCTGGCCCCAGCGCCGCCCAAGCCACGGGCGCGATACCGCACGCGGTTCACCTTCGGGGATGTCCTGGGCCGCCACTTGGCGGCCTGCGCCGGCTAACCAACCGCCCGGCATGGTGCCGGGCCCAACCATAGGGAGTTGCACATGGACACGAAGCGGAAGATCGAGATCGGAAAGGTGTACAGCGCGAAGGTCGGCGGCTCGTGGCTGCCGGTGCGGATCGACAAGTCGCTGGGGCATGG